ACGGGGAAGACAGTACCTTTTATCACATGACGAACAATATTCAGTCACCGTCCTGTGTCGGGGTAATTAGTCCCAACACATGTTTATCTATTCAGTTTTGAAACCCTCAACTTGAACTCTCGTTCAAGGAGAGGAATGTTTATTGTAAGGGAGGATCAACTTTCGTCAACCCTTTTCTACAATTTTTTTTCAACCAATTTGAATGCTACGAGTCTTTCTTTCCTCAGGCAAATCACGGTTGAGATGAACGACGAGCATACCGTTGATCATCTCACAGTCGGAGACATCCCAATACTCAGTCAATGGTAGACTGGTTCGGAACTTCCGATGTGCGATTTGCTGAACTTCGTATTTGATGCCGTCATCGACAGGCAAGGGTTCACCAGAAACCTCAAGGAGTCTGATGTTCTGATCCGCTGGAACAAGATTGACTTCAATCTCATCTTTGTCATAACCCGCGAGGGCCATTTCGACGGTTGCGGAATCTTCCGAGTGACGAATGATATTCATCAAAGGGAACTTCGTGTTTGCTGCCGTTCGGCAGATGTCATCGATTCGGGTGAGAAAGTCGTTCACCCCGAACATTTCGGATGATGTAATCATATTGCTTCTCCTTGTATAAAGCGAGATGTGTGTGAGATCCTCACAGTGAGCGATCCCAAGTTATGTATCAATCAGTCGTCAATGCCCCACTTCTCAAAGAGCAGTCCAACGAGAATGAAGGACGGAACCCAAAGACCGATGTAGGTTGCGATGTCAACACCCCACATGGAGTAGGCACCGACTGATGCTGCGATTGATCCAAATCCAAGACCATAACAAATATTTGCGATAGTTTGTTTCATTGTGTATCCTTTACTTCTTCGAATCCATAATCGGTGGTGTATATGATTCGTTCAAAAACTGCCTTACACCAAGGCATACATTTACTACATGGTCGAGACATACGCATGTCTCCGAACCGATTGAAACGAAAGTTTACCAAAGTAAGTTTTTCTGATCGGCGACTGTCTGGTACTCGGAGGTAGCAGTCAAGTTCGCTGTGCAGTTCACAGAATCTATATCCATGCTCCTGTGCTTTGGGGTGTGTCTTTCGCGTGTTAGTTCCAATTGAAACGATCTTCCCTTTTTTATCGAGAATGATTGATACATGTTTTTGACTACGACTGATTCCCATTGCGATTGGGAACGCCGTGTTGCAAAGATCGAGACAGTCTATTCGCTCGCTCTCCATGCCTTGTACATCCTTCGGTAGTTTTCGTTTTGTCTTGCTTTATCGTAAGCCTCTTTGAAGATTCGTGCGGACTCTGCCTTTTCACATGTCCAGTGATCATCTGCTTGTGGCTTTACGTTTCTATTCTCGTCGTACTTTTTTCCATCGCGGTGGTTTGCGTATCTTCTTGCCCGTGTCCATCCCATCATGAGAAACTTTCGAGCCATGTCAGCACCAACAAAGTCGCCAACAGTAAGATATTGCTCAAACATCCGGCTAATAGTATCCGACGATCTCCGGGCGATAGACGGAGTTCTAAATCTCCAGTGTCGGCAAATGTCGGACTTGTACGGTTCGACGAGCAACACTCCTTGTTCGCCTCTTCCGATGCGATAGAGTTCTGGGTTTTCTTTGAAGTCGATGTTTTCATAGTCAAGAGTGTAATCGAATTCTTTCACTTGAATACCTTGAGTCTATTCACCACGCGAGTCGTGAGGATCTCGTTCCCACGCTTGTGCATGTTGCGTTGCTTCGTGATACCCTTTCCCCACCCTCGACGAATAACGGTGTGGCCACGGATCGCGGTTCCCTCCCGCTCGGCCTCTAGATCGAATTGGTCAAGCACTCGCTTTGCCATGCTCAGTCCTCCGTAAGAAAATCTCTGTGTTCGCTTCGTGCCGAGGCAGACTCGTCCGTAGCATACCACTCTCCGTAGATGATCTCCCATTCTTTGTTGGGAGTCTTCATGCCCTCAGCCACCCAGTTCTCAATCATACGTTGGCCCTGTGAGGAAACCCATGCGTCAAACTCGTTCGTGAATCGGGCGGACTCATTCGGTGCGATGAATCGTGAAGTCACAAAACAACGTCCTTTGTCTGCATCGTGTTCGTTTAGTGTGCCCATCAAAATTCTCCTATCGGTTTCATCCAGTGGAAGTCCTCAATACTACCAGCGATCCAGTAGATGTCAAGGCCCCCTCGCTTCCCTGCGTGTTGTCTGTGTGCATCATTGAAGACATACTTTTCCAGTTCAGACTTCTCTGCCCATGCCAGTTTTAGTTCGTTAGCATTGATGCCGCAGAATACGATTCTGTCGTATGGTTGGTTTCGAATCTGAGACCAGCGGAACTTGTCCGGTGTTGAATCCCAAGTCGTGCTGACCTTGATCTCGATCTTATGACCAGCGATAAGTCTATCGTACTGTGATGTCCGTGATCGCTTTACGGTGTGTCCATGTGACTCAAAGATATCACCGACAAGTTTCTCTCCTGCTGCACCACGGGATCGAGGGGATCGGATCATAGCAAAGTCTTCGAAGACAGATCCTCTCCAGTATGGTTCGGTTGTGTGTTTGTTTAGGTTTGAGTACGTCCTTGACGCAATCGCTTCATCAGTCAAATCGTAATCCATGATAGTCTCCAAAGCACGCCTGGCAGGACTCGAACCTGCAACCTACGGCTTAGAAGGCCGTTACTCTATCCAATTGAGTTACAGGCGCGTAGTCATTACTCGGTAATCATTCCGGGCCCAACGACACCAACGATGTCACTTGGTGGGGTAATAATCTTGCTGGTCGCAGCGGTATACTCCTTGATGAGATCAGGATGCGGATCCGTGGTGAACACGATGTTCTGCTCCTTGATAACCAACTCAGAGTCCTCCGCACGATACGGAAGCCACGGTGCAAGTGCAAGACCCTTACCGCCGGTAGGGACGAGGATCACAGGATCCACTAGGGATAGACCTGCGTCAGTCTTCTCCACCTTGCTTAGAATTTCTTCGCCGGTTGTCAGTCTGATGATCTTTGGATCTGCCATTCTTGGTTTCCTTCTTTCCGAAAATTGCTTCGTAATTCTTTCGATACTTCTCTTCATCTACGGCTCGGTAACGACTACCTTTGCCTGCTGCGTGTTTATCACTCATTAGTATCTCCGCTGTTCGGGAATCTTGACCACGACATCTGCGAATTGAGTTTGCGTCAAGACTTGCTTCTTGGTCAACCAAGTGCCGGGCAGATGACTGCTTCGGTTGGGATTGACAACCTCAACAACCTTGAAACCTTTGACGGTTTCTGGGTTGGGTTTGATACGCTTTACTTTTGTCTTTCCCGTCTTCTTGTCATTCACCACCTCACGACGAGGCTCGGTGAATCTATCTGAATGGTACTCGATGGTGTAGTTTGTTTTAGTAGTTTTCATTGTTTTGATCCTTGTGAATCGGAAAGGTGTGGGCGGGGTTACCCCCACCCACACCGCGTTTCATGATCAGCCATGACTCTGATCATGTGTCCCCCACTCGGGGGATCGAACGGCCCCTCAGCCGTTCAGGGAGACCATGGCGTAACGATTCTTGCCGGTGGTCTTGGTGGGCTGAGTAACAATTGCCCAGTTGTTGTACCGCTCAACCTGCGACTTGATGTCGCTGATGGTGGCACGGAAGTTCGCACATCCGAATCGAGACTGTGCTTCTGAGGCGGTAAGGGTCTTACCGGAAGCGAGGTAGTCCATAATTCGACGCTTGATGCTGTTGTTGCGAGCCATAACAAATACTCCAATACGCGACGATTTCTAAAAGTGAATACGCTTTGACTTTTCGTCGCCCAAGTCTCTGCGTGTTGTCTTGAAAAGTCCGACTAGAGGTCTCCCTCTAGAGGGACGGTTAGATGGCCACTGTTCGTGCAAGCACAGGTTCAGGGCCTCACCCTACCTTACATAATAATAATTTTACTTTCATGAATCATAGTAGGATGTCTCACGTTGAGGTCTCTCCTGTTTTTGTTACACGATGATTGTAACACCGATGTCAACACTGTCAAGAGACTTTCTCAAAGTTTTTTCAACTCACCGCTGAGGTCACTGCGTTCCAGCAGAAGCGAACCACATCGGCAGCCCAGAGAACGCCGTCCCAGGCGAAGGGCAGAAGTGCGAGAGTGACAAGCGAACCTCGCGTGACACCGACTCGGCAAAGGGTGTTGGTAACAGCGTCACCACAATCACCAGTAACAGGGCAAGGCCCACAATTTCCAGTCTTCTTAGTCATTCTATTCTCCTTTGACTTATGAAGCCTTTTCGACACGACCCAAAATCTTGTTCACGTTCATGAGTAGATACTTCGGATCGTCGGCGACCGTGTAATACTTTTCAGGCCAGACGACGACACGATCTCCAACGTCCATCAGACCATTTTCTTGAAGTTCCTTACAACGCTTTCCATCACCCATTCGATGAATTCGACCCGTCCAACGAACCTTGTTGTTTGGGAAGATAATACCCGCTTCGGTCTTCTCTACATCATCATCTCGGAAAAGCACGACGGCATCTCCGTGTGGTTCGAAGTCCTCGGGCGAGTAGTCATGAATGATTTCCATTCCCTCTGTCATCAGCAATTCTCCGATTTGATGAAGTCGAATCCGGGCGTGAGCGACTTCTTGTTTTCATTGTCTAGTATTACCCGTGCTTCCTTGAGCATCTCGATCACCCGATCAAGTTCAGTGATATCAAACGCATCACACTGTTCTTTGGAATCGAATCCGGCGAATGCGATTGAGGGAACATTCTTTTCGTTTCGAACGAAGTCCAAGCATGGATTGGCTTGAGTTCCTTCGTTGGTAGTTCCCTCACCTTGAAATTTGATACTGTCGTAACTCATGGGTTTCTCCATTTGCGAATAGTAAGTGTACATCATGACGAACGTATGTCAACACTTTTTATCAAAAATTTTCTCGACGATACTTTAGTGTGTGAAGACTATCGTCAATCACTCGCATACTCTCTTCCAAACTTTTCTCTTCATCTTCCATGAGCATGTCTGTTGCCATTGCAAGTTCGGCAAGAGTGTTGACCGCCCGGGCATCTTCACCTGCGAGAACGTGTATTGTTGATTCAATACTTTCCTCGGTGAGTTGGTCTGCATTTGCAACCTTGTGTGCGAGAAGGGCAGAGACCTCAATGCCCGCTAAAGCATCACTGATGTAACAAGTTGTTCCAAATTGATTTTCAGTACTCAAGAGAATTCCTTCCAAATCTTATCATCGAGAATCACACGAAGACAACACATTGTTGTGGAGAAGGTCACTGTGTACCAGAACCCAATGTGTTCAAGTAGAAGTGAGATCAACCACAGAGAGAAAGCAGCGAGTGGGAAAGCGATCAACGCAACCACAAACGCAATGAGAAAAACGTACCAAAAACCTTTCATCGATTCAACTCCTTTTTTACCTTCTCCCAATACTTGAGAGTTGCCTTTTTCTTGTAACCATTTGGCCCACCGTTGTGAATGCGGGCGATATCTTCAATTGTCACAGGACGCCCAAGACGCCGCTCGTTTGCGTATCTAGCCATGTATGCACGGACGATACGATCAGCGTAATCAGGCTTATAGCAATCCAGATACTCACCACCAATACCACTACGTTCAGTAGCATCTTTCCAATAAGAAGTCCAAATCTGATAAACGCCGATAGCATTCCCCGAGTCGCCCACAGCGTCAGGATTATTGTTAGACTCAACAATGCGAATAGCAGCAAGTACACGATCCATCTCCTTATCGGTAACCGCAGTGGCGCGGTCGGTCAGTGTCAACATCAGCATTACAATCATCACATACTTCATTTTTGATCTTCCCATATAGCGTAGAAGGCATAGCAGCCAAAACAAATCCAAAGAAAAAGCAACACTCCAAGTTTCGTCATCTTGCTCTCGCGTACTCACGATTGAGTCGCCTCACATTTTCCTTACCTCGGGCAAGGAACACTTCGCCTGCGGTCTTGTGACTGTAGATCATGCGGGCGACAAATGGTTCCGAGTTCTTGTCTGCACACTTGATGCAGTATTCGGCATTCGGAACCGCTTGTAGTCTCATCTCAGAAATCTTCTCTCCGCAATCATGACACTGCATTTTCTACTCCCTTCATACCAGCGAGAACAAGTCCCACGTTCGCAATCGAGTAGGAGATCCACACGGTCGCCCATGCGAAGTCCTTCTTGAGCATGTACCCGATTCCAACCGCTGCGTAGAGAACCGCAGTGATCGCGGGTAGAGTTCGAATCATCCAATCAATCCAGTCCATTATGAATTATCCTTTACATACCATACTACGAAAGTAGTTGCCAATGTCAAGCACAAAAACGGTGCGAAGCAATAACCAAAAAATTCAAGTAGGTTCATCGCATTTCCCCACGCGGAACGCGCCTGCCGCCGCCGCGATTTTGACTGTGTACGGTTTCGTGTGCATTTCGTACCTCGGGAATCAAATCACCAATTCGTCTCTTCCATTCAGTATCTCCACAACGAACGGAGATGCCATCATTGAAGACTTGAACCACCACAGAGTTGCCTTTCTCATCTTGAATGTCCTGCATAACCGTGGTGGTGATGTTACCAGTCATAAAGGGCATCATGCAGACTCCAGAACCGGAACTTCACGAACGATGAGCATACGTCCCTCAAGAGACTGTGCGGTAGATCGTGCTTCCGCGATGTCTGAGTAGATCGCAAGACGCTTCTCGTAGATATACCCTGCTTCATTGTGAACCTCATAGAGTCCGTAGCAGGTGATGGTGTTGGTAAGATCGATAGCAGTGCTGGTAGCCATATCAGTTGTTCTCCTTGATGTAACCCAATGCGTATGCGTGATTGAACAGGCCCATGCCCATTGACTCTCTGATGTCTCGCTCCTCCGCTCGGCCTCCTGAGATTCCCATCACTTCCTTTGCAGACTCATCGTACGCCTGTGAAGCGAGAGTCTCATGCTCCTGCTGATCGCGAGAAGCAGGGTAGGAACTCGCGAGATCTCGCCAGGAGATGACCTTTCCCTCGCTGTCAGCAGCGAAGACCATCGTCTCATTGACCTCGATGCTAGGATCGTTGGTCGCAGAGACCACGAAGAAGCGAGAGTTGCCCTCTTCACTCCAGAGAGTCTTGTAGTGCGTTTCGTTGTTTTCAATGGTGCGATGGTAAATCACTTTGAACCTCCGTGGTATCGAATACCAGTCATGACTGTGCCGGGATACTCAAACCCGCCGCTTCGTTCTCGCTTTGCATCCTTTGTGGATGCGATGTCTGCCGTGTTGAGACCATAGGTCTTGATCAGTGCGTCGATGACTTCCAGAAGATCACCGATCTCTTCCTGCATACTCGTACGAGTGTTCGCTCCGATCACTTCGCCTGCCTCTTCCATCAACTTGGACTTGAGCATGGCACGATAAGTCTCTTGGTCTGTTGTCGAGTGAACCTCGACTTCTTCTGCGATGCCTTCAGTAAGAAGATGTGCAGCAATGTTGTTGCGAACCAACTTGGGAAGGACTTCAATCATTTCGTTTTGTTCTGTCATCATCATCTTTAGGCCTCCAGTGCGTAGTTCGCGGTAATGTTCTCGTATGACTTCATGCTGCTTATGGTTGGCAAACGCTTTGCGCCTTGGTTGGCGTGGTCGATCCACAATGCTCGTCCCTCCTCGGTGGTCAGAGAGAAGTTAGGACTGTCGAAGAGCATTGTGCCATTCTCGTCCAAACGAATCAGAGAGATACGAACGGTATCATCTGCCATCGGTCGGTGAATCCAGATCTCTCTTGCTTCGAAATTGACAAGGAAGTGGGCACCTTTGTTCTCTTCCCATATCGCCAGTTCATGACACTTGAGAATGATGGTGCTGTTTTTGTACGGTGCTTTGTTCAAGTGGTTTACTCCGAGAGGGTTTTGGTTGCGACGATTCCGATGAGGAACCCGATTGTAGCAGAAAGAAAAGTGAGTTCAAGGGGATTCATGAAAAAAGTTCTCCGGGGAAAATTGACTTAGTGGTGCTAGACCCTATGGAACCTTACCGGACTTTTTTGCCTGGCACTGTTCCGATGGGGGGTCGCACTACGGCGTGTGCGTAGTAAACTCTCCTGTGTTCACATAGTTCACCACGGCCTGAGCAACAACGGGATGGGTTGTCAAGGCAACGGCGTTGTCGAGATGTTCCCGTGTGAGAGTCCGCTTGAGTTCAATCGGTTCATTGAGATTACGAATCACCTTGATGCTATCGGCATCAGCGTTGCGAGGAATGCTACCCTCAGTCATCCACTCCAACCAGTACCCCGATGAGTTACGGTTCTCAAGGCGATCCCCGGTACGGTCATCAGTCATCGTAGCACGGAAGAGTTTGGCGTTCTCCATCTGGGCTTGCTTGAGAAGAAGCAGAGTACGGAAGAGCCAGGTTTGGTCTGCACCAGATTCTCCACAGGCGCAGTTGGTGATTACCATTGCAGGCGTAAGGGGCGCGGATTCAGTCATGAGTTACTCCAGTTAGAGGGGCGGTCGTAGGGATCAGTCTCGGGTTCGTCAGCCCATGAGGGCCAGTCTTCGTCTTCCAGTGGGGCAGGGCCATCCTCTACCAGTTCGTCATCGGATGGCCCCACGATGAATTCCAGATCGAAGTCGGGAAGTTCGGGGACGTTTTGCTTCACATCAATCAATAGGGGCATTGGTTGTTCTCCACAGTAGCAGGGCCATTGGTAGTCTCGGTCTCTTCGGGAAGTTCGACCTTGACATCGATCTTCTCGTAGAGGCGGGTGAAGTCGCTCTGAGTCTCCTCATCGAAGCGGGCGACAGACATCTTGACGGCCTTCATACGATCACCGAAGATCGCGAAGGCCTCGACGATACGCTCCAAACGGCGCGTGGTGATGATCTCGCTGCAACCACCTTGCAGGAAAGTATCACGGATGGTGTTCGCCCACTTGGTGAGCAGGTCGGCAAACTCGTAGTTGTCCGTACCCTTCTTGGCATCCATACCCCACTTCGCCATGTTCTTGGTGAGAATCTGACGCTCAGTGGTCGCGGAAGCGTAGGGTTGCTCCATCGTGAAGTGGAAGCGGTCGAGCATGGCTTCGTTCATCATGCCCGTACCGGAGAACTTACCAGTTTCATCACCCTGGCCCTTGGTGTTGGCCGTAGCGAGGATGGTGAAGCCAGCGGCGGGGTGAACCCACTCGTTGATCTTCTTGACGTAGACACCCTTACCTTCCAGCACAGGCTGGAGGCACATCATGAGGTGGCCACCAAGGTCGATCTCGTCGAGAAGAAGCACACCACCGGCCTTCATGGCACGGATCACAGGGCCATCGACCCAAACGGTGTTACCATCGATGAGACGGAAACCACCGAGCAAATCGTCTTCGTCGGTTTGAGCCGTGATGTTGACGCGGTAGAACTCACGCTTGAGGTTGGCGCAAGCCTGCTCAATCATGGTGGTCTTACCGTTACCGGAGAGACCAGTCACAAAGATCGGAGCGAAGTGGCCCGACTTGAGAATGGTCTCGATGTCTTCGTGGTGACCCCACTTGACGTAAGTACTCATCTTCGAAGGCACCAGCGTAGTGTTGGTGAACTCGGTGGACACGGGCGCAGAGGCCACGGTGGGGACAGTAGGAGCAGACTCAACCGCAGGGGCGGGAGTCACGGGAGCAGCAGGCGCGGGAGCAGCAGGCGCTTCGATGGTCTCACCATCGAGAAGCGGCTTGATGTTCCAAAGACCGCGACCGGCCTTGAGGGATTCGTTACGACGAACCCACACGGGGATACAAGTCTTACCAATCGAGTTGGCAACCTTGACAAGATCTTTCTTGTCACAGAGATCGGAGATCTCGCCAGCAGCAGCAGCAGACTGGAGAGCAGAGACGAAGGCGGCTTGAGCAGCAGAGTAGGTCATGGTGTTAGGTTCCTGTTAGGGTTTGAGGGAAGGAAATGCGGGATCTCCCGCGAGGCCAGCCTAGCAAAACTGGCGGGCGGTGCAAGGGGTTGGGACGCTTTTTTCAGGTTTTTTTCACATTTTTTATACCCTTATATGGCAGGGGCTTACGACTCACGCGGACGCTCGGCACCCTAACAAACACCGAACAGAGGTATTTCTCGCTGGATTCTCGGATCCGATCCTGTCCCGATTCGGGGATCAGGCCCCACTGATCGAGAATCTCAAGGGCGGATTCCTCGGTGACTTTCTCTAGGGCGTAGTAGTCCCTAGCGTCATCACGCGAAGCACGATAGAGAGGATCGTCCGCGAACCATTGCAGGAAGTGAACGTACTCATGGGCGAGAGTGTGGAAGAACTTGTCTCGCGACATACCGCTGGCGACACACAGTTCCGCACCATGATCTGGCTCACAGAACATACCGTAGTCACCATCGAGATGCTTCTTGGATGCACGAAGGTTCAGTTTGATTCCGCACTTGTTGAGTTGCTTTCGCACGAAGGCAACAAAGTCTTTTCGATTCTGTTCAACAGTATTCATTAGGCCAGGTTCTCCGAGATGACATCGGTGATTCGGTCGAGAAGAACACGCGAGGTCGAAGTTTGCTTCGCAGCCTTCTTGAACTTGGCTCGCACCGAGCGAAGGTCACCCTTGATCGCATCATCGAGGCCGTTACCGACTACAACCTTTTCAGGCTTGAGGATGAAGAAGAGGTCGTGACCATCACGGTTGATCTCCCAAGACTTCTCGGCGTTGAACTTCTTCTTGAACTCAGCAGTATCGAAGTGAGCAGGGGCGTTCCGCGAAGCACGATAGGCGGCATCACGATCACTATCGGATGCGTGGAAACCAAGAGTGTTGCAACCAGTCAGTTGCCGAACAGTATCGACGAGACAATCGCCAGCATCCATGCGAGTGTCGTACGTCAACGTACGTCGAGTGGTTGGGTCGAAGACCTTAGTGCCTTCATTACCAGGCCGGAAGGTTGAGTAACCTTCGCCGTCGGTGAGGACAGTCATAGTAACCACATCGAGGTTGTGCTGGGCACGGAACTCGGGAATGATGAATCGCATCGTCATGAGGGCTTCATGAAGAGGAGTACCGGAGAGCATCCACAGATGGGGAACGGAGTAGGATGAACCACCATGCTGGCGGAACTGATCAAGGATTCGCATCGAGAGATCGAAGTCAGCCTTGTTGAGGCCAGACGAAGCGATCTGAATCAGACGGAACCCGTTGATCTTTTGCTCGTCACCGTCCGCGATGAACGTACCCAATTCCAATTCCCCCTCATCCCAAGTATCGTTGAGAGTGTTGTTGGTGAATGCGTAGCAGTCGAATGGAATGTTAGCCTTGCGACAGAAGGCGGCGAGCAGCATCACCTGGCTCACACAACCCGAGAGAGACTTGCCTTGCATCGAACCCGACCAGTCACACAGCATTACGACACCGTGGTTCTTACCGTTAGGAACAATGGTGTTTCGCTTGAACAGATCATCATTGAACTTGTAGGTGTGAAGTTTGGTGACATCGATGACGCCAGTCTTGGCGACTTGCTGCTTGGAGAAGATAGCGCCACGCTTCTTGCGTTCGAACATTTGAGCGAGTTGGGTCACCGAACCACGAAGACTCTTGAGGTAATCGGAGTCGTTGAGGGTCATACCATCCCAACACTTCTTCGCTTCGCTGAAAGGAATAACAGCGTTCTTGAGATCAATCGACTTAGGAAGAGACATGCCAACCACGGAACGCATCCATCCGTCTGTATTCTTAGCGAGTTGCTTGTCGAGAGCATCCTGCATGGCCTTTTGCGTTTGCGATTCGCGAGGGGCTTGCTGGTTACCACCACTGATCGTTTTGGTAACTTGCTCCGACTCAGCGGAAGAACCATCATCCTCAGCATCAGCAGCGGACTCCATCGTACCGTTGCCCTTTGCTTCCGATGACTCACCGTCTTCCGCTGAGTCGCCAGCATTGGAAGAAGAGGAACCACCCTCTTCTTGACCCTCAGACTCATCGGAGTCCGAACCCTCGCCGGAACCGGCGTTGTTTTCGTTTCCACTCTCATCGCCTTCGCCAGCGTCAGCACCGTCTTCGCTCTCCATATCCATATCGGGAGTAACGGTCTCGGAGTCATGAACTTGGGCGTACTCGTAGACATCGCGAACGATCTCAAGAACTTCGTCGAGATCTTCAACGTCATCGATACGAGAAATGAATTCCTGCTCGACAGCATCGAACGGAACATTGAGGTCAGTCTTGTAGTTGAGGTTGATTCGGTCAACCAGTGAATACTCAGCGAGATCAGCATCCATAGGGCCGAAGAAGCCTCGCGTCATCATCTCGGGGTAACCAGCCCGGTAGTCCTTGCGGAGGCCGGGGAACTTGCGTTGAATAAGTCGGTCGATGCGGGCGTCCTCAACCACGTTGAGGTATTGCATCACGCGATCCGTGTGGTTGGCATCAACACTGGTAAGGAACTCGACGATCTCATCGGCCGACATCTTGGTGAACAGTGCGTGGCCAACTTCGTGACCGATCAGCATATCGTTGAGTCGGCGACTCATGTCTTTCCACAGGGGCATACGCAGGACACGGGACTCGGTGTCGAAGGTAGCCGTGACGGCGTTACTGTCGTACATCACGGAGATGTTCTCAGTAGCCAGGAGTTTCGCGAATCCGTTAGCAGGGAGGGTTGAGGTCATGGTGGTTCCTGTTAGGGGTCTGTTAGGGTCATGGTGGGGGTATCCCACAGGGGCCAGCCTACCATAACTGGCTGGGGGTGCAACCCGTTGGGGTGCAAAATGGGGGTTTTTTTGAAGTTTTTTTGGCCCCCCTGGCGACCCAGAAATGAGGGGCCCCTCCTGGCGTCCAATGGGCAGGGGCCCCACGGGGGGTCGCCTGAAAGTGTATAGTCCTACAGCGTCGATTTGGAACGACCTACATAGGGCAGGAGAATACACAATGCCGATTTACGATTTCAAATGTGAGAAGTGTGAACATCAGTTCAGTGAGATGAAGACCATCGCGAATAGGGATGAACCATTGGGGGAACCATGTCCCAAGTGTGGCCTCGTTGGGTGTGTCGTGAAGGAATACTTAGGGGCACCGGCACAGATGCTCGACACCAACTACAGGGTAGACAGCAAGCACAACATGGGCGGGTTCAGAGACGCCATGGAGAGAATGGCCGAGAGACCTGGCATCAAGGGTACACCAGACGGCGACCGTATCAAAGCGAAGTACTGCACATGAGACAAGGCGCGATGGCCCTTTTTATTAGACTAACAAAAAACATTTCAGGCAAATAAGACCCACAGGAGTACTCAACCATGTCCTTTGACCGAGAAGCAATCGAAGCAGAAATCGAAGCACAGATCGCCTCAGATGGCGATGTCTTTGACTTTGGTTTCTCCTTTGCTGATACCGATGAAGTAGCACAGGAGTCCTCTCTTGTGCAATCTAATAGTGACGCAATGCAATCCATTGAGAAGATCGTTCTTCCTCTTCTAGTCAATCTGAAGAAGGATCCTGAGCGTGATTACATTCTCTGGAAAGGGCATGATCGTGTCTCACAATGCAACCTTGCAATCGAACGTCTATTGAATATCACTAGAGGATAATCGTCATGGGCAAGAAAGTTTACCTTCAGAAGAAGAGACCACAATCGGATATGCTTTTCTCTCGTCGAAAGATTGAGGAGGCAGTTGGTCTTGCTACCCTAGCAACGGCATTGTTGAATCTTCCTCTTGTGGTAAAGTTGCTCAATCGTATGGTGAATGTGGATTCATCGGCGATTGCAGGTAAGTTGATGCGTGTTCCCGGCGTGTCACGGATTCTTGCAAAGGCAGATGCAGACAACATTCTCAAGGTCATCGATGTGATTGACTTCATGCGTACACTCATGGAGGATGATGTTCTCGATGAGAGTCTTGCAACGATGATTCGCCAGCATGATGATCCCTTTGAGTTTGCTCAAGCAGCGATTCAGGCAATCAAGGATGGTAGTCTGAAGTTGAAGAAGCGTGGTGCGGCGAACACGCGAGAGTTGATCGCTGCATGGTACAAGGCGAATCGTAAGCGAGTTCCCGTCAAGGAACAGGCTGAGAAAAGACTACGCAAACCTACCGTGTTGGTCTTGACTGGACAAGAGGACTCCAAGGTAACAGGCACAGCAGAACGTCTTCTCAAGGTGTCCGTGGACTTGGGTCTTTCTGCGTTTCCCGTACTCGTCAACAAGGCGTACATCGCGGACGAGGATGCAACGGACAACAGCATCACCATTCACAACTACGACGGCGAAGGCAACAAGATCACGGTACAGACAGACAACACCGTGGTCTTTGTTCGTGGTAGTGCCATTCTCAACAATGCAGGACTTGGAATCATGCAGGTGTTGGAACAGGCAGGTGCTTCGATGGTGAATGGTATTCAGACGATGCAACTATGTCAAAACAAGATGGCGTCGGCGTTGACACTTGATCGTCACGGGATTCCTACTCCCAAGACGGCGTTCGTGTCCAACGAGGATTCTATCGGGATTGCATTGAAGAAGATCGGTGGACAGTTTCCCGTGGTCGTGAAGACCATCACAGGATCAGAGGGCATCGGCGTTGCCGTGGTGGACTCTGAGCAATCTCTGAAGTCCGTTCTTCAGTCTCTCTGGAAGTACGATGCTGAAGTCATTCTTCAGGAGTTCATGAAGATCAAGTACGATGTTCGTACCATTGTCGCCGATGGCAAGATCATCGCCTGCATGAAGCGTATCAAGGGCAAGAAAGACTTCCGTACCAACAAGGCACTCGGTAACGACACCGAACCATATGACTTGTCTGAAGAGGAGAAGGATTTGGTTCGTCGTGTTGCAGCGTTGTCCGGCGGGCGTGTTGTGGGTGTGGATCATATCACCGTGGGTGGTAAGCACTATGTCCTTGAGGTGAATGGATCACCAGGCAGTGGCGCGGACAAGTATCGTGCGTACTTTGGAGAGAAACGAAACGTCAACGGCGACCAGATGATGTCACACATCGTATCACTCATGACACAGAACGATGCACGGCGATCCAACGAACAAACCGTGGGGTACATCGAGAAGGCATCCATTGAAGGATTCGATGTCAAGGCCAAACTGGACACCGGCAACGGTAGTTACAATGCGGTTCATGCAGAGGACATTGAGTTGAAGGGCGATGAGGTATCGTTCTTGCTATTGGGTAAGAAGCGAATGACTCTACCCGTGAAAGAGACCAAGCGTATTCACCTAGGCGGTGGCGAGTTCGAGGATCGTCCAGTGGTTCAACTGAACATGACTCTCGGTCGTAAAGAGTACACGGATGTTTACTTTGCCCTTGCAGATCGAAAACTCAATGTGTATCCGATTCTTATCGGTAAGCCATTCCTTAGTTCTGCTAACTATAGCGTAAGCGTCAACAAGAAGTTCACTCTGGGGTAAACATGAAATCGTATGATAACCTATTCGAAGTCTTCGCAAAGCGTGGGTTTGCCTACGAAGCGATGATTCAGAAGCAACTCTACAAGATGGGATTGGCCAACACGGACAAGACCGCAGGTGCATCCAATCGTGCGGACGTTCTGTTCGTCCACAAGGGCAAAGAACACAACCTAGAGATTGGTACAGCAGGTAAAGACTTCGCACAGGGCAAGGTTCACTGGAAGAAGGACAGATGGTACGCAGACACAAAGAACAGTAAGGCGATTACCGACTACCTACAGACACTTACATACGATGATGACCTCATGAACCAGTGGGGCCCAGTTGCACTTGGTAAGAAGACCGATGCACAGGTGACTTCAGATATGCGAGTGTCGGCCGCACGATCAGGCGGCGATCTCTACCTCACTGACATCGATCCTGATATCATTGCAAACTACTACGCAGACAAGGGCGTGTACTACATCCACGTTGAGGGTGCAGGTGCATTCCACCTTGCAAAGAACCCTGCACGCCTGCCCCTTCCCTACTTCGACGTTCGACCAGAGATTCGATTCCGTGTCAAGGGATACGGCGGTGGAAAGTACGACACCACATGGGCGATCAAGATTCCTAAGTCCTCTCTTCCACAGAGTCCCTACACGTTTGACCCATCAGACACCAAACGTAAGGGCCCGGCTGAGTTCCTGAAGAAGTAAACCACTACATAAAGAGTATGCCTCTGGAGACAATATGAGCGAAGAAGAACATATCAACGAAGGTGATTTTGAGGAAGCGATCAAGAGAAAGGTCGTAGTCCGTGGTGGTAAGAAGATCCGTAAGAAGGTCACCACCAAGTCTGGTTATCGTATGGCCGGAGGTAAGCAGGTTCGTATGTCCGCATCCGAAAAGCGTAAACGTGCTAAGGGTGCCAAGAAGGCAGCAAGAAAGAGACGCGGTAGAATGGCAGGGATCCTGCGAAAGCGTAAGAAGTCGCTTCGTAAGCGTAAGTCACTAAACATGGGCGAATCATGGACTCAAAACTGGGTTCAGTCTATCAGTGAAGCAGCATTCGGTGTGATGACAGAAGGATCACAGAAGTACTATGATCCAACCTACTTTGGTAGTCATGATCAAAGTCTTATCGTGTTCGTCGGCTCAAAGGAGTTTGAAGAGGTAGAGTTCAAGACTACTTTCGTCAAGACTCTACGAAAAATTGTAGGTCGCTTGAACGGTAGACCCCAAGAGGACTACAAAGCGGGGATCATGGCATTTGAGTTTGATGTTTCAGACTTGAATGCAGGTGAGGTTACCAAGATCATTGAAAAGGTCGCTAAGACATACAGTGTGTCTCTCAACAACGACGGTACGGTGTCTGGTGCAGGCGAGGGCGATCTACTTCGTGGGATTGTCTACACTCGTAACGCGATGAGCGAAGAAGCATACGAACTAGAGGACGATGAGGAACTCGTCAATGAGTTCTGGGACTCCGATGACTTCTTCGATCCTGATGATGAGTACAAGGACATGGAAGATGATGTCTCTGATAACTACTACAACTTGGAAGAGGAAATCGATCCCAACGAGTTCCCCGATCCACTACCACGGGCCCTTGCACAAATCTTCAAGGGTAAAGGTAAACGAGATGGAGACGCAAAGGACGATGTGATTCGTACACGCGAGACACAATGGCCTGCTGCTAAGTTGCTTCCCTCCCAAGACGCAATCTACCTCGGTAAGTCACTCGGTATGGCCATCGGTGGTGTCAAGGGTGGTAACCTTGGTTCCATCGTGTCTAACGACAATCGTATTCTCGATGGTCACCACAGGTGGGCAGCAACTTCCTTCAACGATCCAAAGGCCCGAGTCGGTGGAGTTGAAGTGGATCTCCCAATCAAAGATCTAATCCCCGTCCTTCGTGCGATGGGTGATGCGTATGGTAACGCAAGACGAGGCAACCCAGGCGGTGGCGATCTCAACATCTATCAAGCAAAGTTGAAGGATGCCCTCGATGCGATCTACCACGGCAAGTACATGAATCCCAAGTTCTATGACAAGGATGCGGCGGTCGAGTGGTTGGAAAGCATTGGTGGTGAAAAGGTTCTTGCAGAACGACTCATGGCAATTCAGTCCAAGACTCCTCCTGCTGGCGCACCACCTCGCAATCGTATGCCCGTTATCGATGCAGATAAAGGTGAACACCTCGACGCAGCGAAGGCACTTGCCAAGGGCGAGTTGGATGTCTATCCACCCTATGCAAAAGAATCATTCCAATCACTCGAAAGTAAGATCAAGCAAGTCACACTTGACGAGATGGTTCGGTACGATAATGGTAATCTACAGTTGGACGACATCGGTGACCCTGATAATCCCAATGTAATCATTAGCGGGTACGGTGTCATGTCTGTAAATCGTCTTCGTAAAGAGATTTCAGGGCGTCTTCAAGAACTATCGAAGATGACAGATAGGAACACAGATAAACTCTACTTTGAGGTTCTAAACGATAGAGGTATTTTACGCCTCTTTGTTTCTGCTTTGCAAGATGTCGAGAAGCAACTTGCATCTGCAACAGTCAAGAGAAGAATTACGATGCTCAAGAAAGGAAGCAAGTAATGGACGAGGCAAAGAAAACCGAATACATGATGAAGAAGCGTAAGGACGGTACGTTCTCGATTCTTCGAAAGACTGATAGTGGGCCTGTCGGTATGTTCCACAAACTTGACAAGAAGGCAGCAGACAACATCATGAAGAAACTCGAAGGCGGTGCTGATGCAAGAGACCGACGAGAACGTGGTATGCCTGATGCTAAAGGTCAACGCTTGTTCGCTTCCTTTCAAGAACACGTTGAGTTTGCAGAAGAGCAACTTGATGAGATGTCTGCGAAGGCACACTACAAGACCTATCAAGCAAAGTTCAAGGCCCCACCCATCGATAGAGATCGTTACCCCAACCGAGAGGCACAAGGTCTTGAGGGCCCCTTCCAGACCAAGAAGACTCGTAAAATCTTTTACTACGACAAGAAGGCTGGTAAGTACTACGATCCCGACACTGACATGTACCTACAAGTAAGTGACATCATGGAAGATGTCGAGCAGGTTGAAGAAAAGTTTGAGTTTCAGTTTGCAGACAAAGAAACTGCACAGAAGTTCATGCGAGAGGTCATGCAGAAGAGGTTGGGAAACTCGACCGGAACCCGTGATGGTCAAGTGACCACTATGACAAACTCAGGCCGAACCGGCGAGCCAACAATGGCACACAAGGAAATGGCAAAGATCATGAAGAAGCACGGTGGTAAACTCACTAGAACAGATGAGGGGCCGTCACTAGCAAAGATCTTCGAAGAGACCGTTGAACTCGATGAA